AATCCTCAAAGCGTTTTCTGACTTGGAATATGTTCCTGGGTCAAAGCGTAAGCGCCGTGAACCAGACCCAAAAGTTTCCCGTCGTAAGGCGGGGGAAAGTAACGGGTGGGATGCAAATCCCATCATCAAAACTTTAAGTGGAAAAGAAACAGAAGTATTCACTATCGGTGCTTTAGCACAAGCGTTAGAGAAGACTATTGTGACTATCCGCTTATGGGAGCGTAAGGGGTACATTCCACGTGCCCCATACCGCCTTCGTTCTAAGACTCTCAAGGGTCAAAGCACAGGCGGTAACAGAGTGTATACTCGTGCGCTCATTGATTCTGCGATTGACGAGTTTAGCCGCAGAGGGTTACTTGGTTCTGCTCGTATAGAATGGAACCAATACCAAGACCTGACAGAGGCTTTAGTAAAGCGCTGGAAGGACATCACATCCACAGAGAGCCAATAGGCCTCATTACCAGAAAGAAACAAATGCCAATAACAAAACCAACAGTAGAGGCAGATTCATACCTCTCAGAAGATAGCGAAGATGCAATGCCAAAAATCGGCACCACAGTGCAACAAGGCTGGGATGCTTTTGAATCATTGGTTCAGGAAAATACATCTGATTTTCCTACCGACTTCAAGTTCTCAGAATCACCACAATTGGTGAAGTTCCTTGAAGACCAACCATTTGCCTCATACGAACAACACTGGATTGAACGCCCAAAGGGTAAGAAGTCTTTTGTCTGCATCGGTGAAGCATGCCCACTTTGCGATGTCCTTGGCGATAAGCCACGTGGCAAGTTCGCATTCAACGTACTTGTGCTCTCAGGTGAGTCACAAGGAGTTCAAATTATGACAGCACCACCATCACTTGCTCGCCAGATTAAGAAGGCGCACGATGATGAGCGTAAGGGACCTCTTTCAAAAGAGTTCTGGGAAGTTTCTCGTCTAGGTTCAGGACCTACAACACAGTACACCCTCAACTTTGTTCGTGGGCGTGACTTGGCTGAGGAATGGAAGTTAAGTGCTGACGATGTTCAAGAGTTAGTAGCAGCCGCTGTACCGTTCACAGCAGAAGTTATTCGAGAGACCCCTCGCTCCGAAATGCTTGAGGTTGCTCGCTCTGTAGCGTAAGTACGCTTCCAAGTGAGGGAGCCTGTTCATATAAAGGTTCAGGCTCTCTCACACCAAAATTTTTGAGGGGAATTTAAATGAATATAATTACAACTAAAAAACAACTAGAAGAACTTGTTGAGTTTTACTCCAAGGTAGATGCATTTGCATTTGACGTTGAAACAGTTGGCGAGAATCGAATCCAACCTGTAGTAAACGATGTATTATGGATTTCATTAGCAACAGAAGGTCGCACAGATGTAATACCTATGGGACATCCAAATGGTGAGTTCTTATATTGGGACAAAGAGATGTTGTTAAGCGGTCAACGTAAAGCCGCAGCAGGTAAGACATTGACCGATGCCGATTATTCAAAGAATCAAGCAAAATGGAAACCAGTATTTGATGCTCCTCCAGCACAGTTACTTCCTGGAGAAGTATTTAAAGCATTAAAGCCACTGTTCTTTAGTGACAAGTTAAAGATTGGTCATAATGTTAAGTTTGATTTAAAGTCTATTGCTAAGTATTACCGTGGAGTTGTTCCAACTAAGCCGTACTTTGACACGTTGATGGCTTCTTTTATTATTGATAACAGAAACCGTAATGGTTTAGGACTTGCTGCATGTGCAGAAAGAGAACTTGGTATTAAAGTTGAAAAAGGGATTGGAGCAATGGTTGAGGTACACTCTTTTAGCGATGTTGCTCACTACTCTGGTTTTGATTCAGAAGTTACTTGGAAGTTGTACAAGGCACTAGATGCAAAACTGCAGGGAAGTCTTAAGAAGGTTTGGCAGTTAGAGATGGACGTCGTTGCCGCGTTATGTGACATGGAGTTAACTGGTGCAAACATTGATGTTGAAGAGTTAAAGGCTTTAAAAATTCGTCTTGAAAAAGATATTGATAATGCTAAAGCAAAGGCATGGAAACTTACTGGTAGACCATTCTCAATGAACTCCATTAAAGAGAAGCAGGAGTTGCTGTTCTCTCCAAAGCCAGAGGGTCGTGGTATTAAACCTAACTTAAGAATTCGTGTTGCTCTTACCTTAAAGGGTCAAGACGTAGCAGCCACCAATCCGTCTGCTTTAGGTATTCAACACTATTCAGTTTCTTCTGATGCACTGGAGTTTTATCGTTCTAAAGATGAATTGGTAGATGCAATTCTTGAGTATCAAGACTTAAATAAGTTAATGACTACATATGTGATGCCTTATCTAGGTGGAGAAATTACTCGAACCACAATGGGCAAAGAAAAAATTGTAGACAAGAAAAGCCTAATGATTGAGGGAAAAGTTCACACAAATTTTAAAGCCCATGGAGCAGAGACTGGACGTTTTTCCAGTAGCGACCCAAATCTACAGAACATTCCTAGTAGTGGACAGTACGGAAAACTAATTCGTAACCTGTTTGTTGCACCACCAGGATATAAGTTAGTAGTTGCTGATTACTCACAGATTGAGCCACGAATCATTGCATCTTTTTCTAATGACCCTATTATGGTTAATAACTATCTTGAAGGTGGAGATATCTACACAGCAATTGGTGACACGATGGGTGTAGATAGAAAGGCTGGAAAGGTTCTTGTTCTTTCAATTGCGTACGGTGTTGGACCAGAAAAGATTGCTCAAAGTATTGGTTGTTCTGTTTCCGATGCAAAAGATTTATTAAATAGATTTGAAGAACAATTCAATGACATTTCTAAGTACAAAGCAAAAGTCATTCGTCAGTCAAGTGGCAGAGCACCTATACCCTATGTAGAGACTATTTTTGGTAGACGTCGCTACATTCCAGAGTTAAAGAGCAAGGACCGTGGACTTAAGGCTAGGGCTGACCGACAGGCATTTAATACAGTTATTCAAGGTTCTGCTGCAGATTTGATGAAATTAGCCATGGTTAGGGCACATTCTTGTTTTGTTGATGAGCCAGATGTCAATGTCGTTTTGACTGTGCACGATGAACTCGTTACTGTTGCTCGTGAAGACCTCGCAGAAGAGACTGCCGAAGCAATTCGTGCGTCAATGGAAGGCATCAAACTTCCAGAGATTACAGTTCCTCTTATTGCCGATGTGAAGATAGTCAACAAATGGGGAGAAGCAAAGTGAGATTTATTTGTCGTATGGCAGGTCACAAGATGTACAGCATTACGTGGAATACAGGAGATTTTACAGTTTTGTGTACACGCTGTGAGAAGCGTTGGCAAGATGACACTCGTTTAGGAGAACACCATGACTAATGCAGATTGGTGGGCTAAACAATTAGGAGCACAACCTGCAGCCCCACAACAACCACGTTCTGAAGATGTTCCTATGCCGCCATCGCAACAGCCGATGACCCCATACACACCGCCACAACCACAAGCACCGTCGTTGAGATTAGGCAGTGCATCGCAAACGGAAATATGTCCTGACTGTGGCGGTAATAACTATATGTCTGTACAAAATGCAAAGCCACGATGCTATGACTGCGGGTATCCGGTTGAACAATCTGGAAGTCGTTATGGAGCATTGACTGGAGCAAAAGTAGAAGGCACAACAAAATCTTCTATTGGAAATGATGTTGCAAGTAATTGGAACCCACAAGGAATCATTGGAAGGATTAACTAGTGAATGATGAAGCAAAAAAAGTTATCGCACTCCTCAACAAGAAGTTTGGGGATAACGTGGTGGTTGTCGCTTCTGACATTAGGAGTGACCTTATTCCTCGCATTACCAGTGGTTCTACTACATTGGATTACGTCCTTGGAGGAGGATTTCCAGGAAATCAGTGGAACGAATTAATTGGAGAACCTTCTCACGGCAAAACAGCATTAGCATTAAAGACTATTGCTGCCAATCAAGCAAAGAACCCAGAACACACTACTGTGTGGGTTGCTGCTGAGCAATGGGTACCGGAATATGCAGAGATGTGTGGAGTGGATACCAGTCGCGTAATTGTTATTGAGACCAGCATTATGGAAGAGGCATATCAAGCCGTCATTCAGTTTGCTGAGTCAAAGTCTGTAGATGCAATCGTTATTGATTCTTTGCCAGCACTTTCCCCTGCTCCTGAAATGGAGAAAGATATGAGTGAGGCAACTGTTGGTCGTGGTGCTCTTCTAACTAATAAGTTTTTCCGTGTTGTAGGAACTGCAATGAAGCGCTCCCTTGTAGAAGATGAGCGTCCAGTTCTTGGTCTTATTATTAATCAATACCGCATGAAGATTGGCGTGATGCATGGAGACCCACGCACTACTCCTGGAGGAGAAGGAAAGAATTATGCTTTCTTTACTCGTTGTGAAGTAAAGCGTGACGAATGGATTGAGATTGGTTCTGGAACAAATAAGGTTCGTATAGGTCAACGAATTAAAGTTCGTACTTTAAAAAATAAAACCGCACCACCACAACGTTTGGCTTACTTTGATTTTTATTTTGCTGAAGGTGGGGACTGCGCTCCTGGAGAGTTTGACTTTGCAAAGGAAGTTGCAGCACTGGCTGTTGTTAAAGGCATCATTCAACGTAAGGGTGGATGGTATTACTTTGGTGAACGCAAATGGCAAGGGATTGAGCCTGTTATTCAAAGCATTCGTGAAGAAGTAGACTTAAAAGAAGAATTACAGAAGTTAGTATTTGAAACTAGTGACCTACCAATTGCGGAGGAAGTAGATGCCTAAAGATTTTAATGTTGTTGACCAAGAATGGGCGCATGAGTTAGAGAAGGGCGTAGAGACTTATACCGACATGCTCATGGACGCCATCTACGAAGGTAGCGACGACGAGATATCAGAAACAATATCTGGAGAAATGTTCTGTGGATGTTCTGCTTGTTTCTGGCGTGAAGCACTTTTCTACCTTGTTCCTCGTGTGCTGGAGGGCTACAAGGAGGGCAAGGTAGAACTTTTTGAAAAGTGAAGGACAAAAACAATCTCAGAAGCATGAAAAAAGACTTGCTAAGAAAGTTGGTGGGTTAAAAACTGCTGCATCTGGGGCATTTTGGTCTAGAAAAGGCGATGTTCGTTCACACGATTTACTAATTGAACATAAATGGACCGGAAAGAAATCGTTTTCAATAAAAGCAGCAGAAGTTGAAAAGATTGTCACAGAAGCAATTATTGACAGCAGAATGCCAGTGTTTGGAATTAGCCTTAACGAAAAGAATTACGTACTATTAACCGAAGATGACTTTCTAGAAATGAGAGAGAAACTCCAATAAATGGAAGAGTCCCGCCACGCTTGGGTATACAACGCACGTTGCCGAGGCAAAGATGAAACAACACTTATCTTTTTTCCACCCCGTGATAAAGAACAGTACAAAGTTCTTGCGACACAAGCAAAAGCCATTTGTTTTGGTGAAGCACGTCAGAGTCCTTGTTCAGTTCGTCAAGAATGTTTATGGGATGCCGTAAGCAGAGATGAGCCACACGGCATATGGGGAGGCCTTTCTCACAGAGAAAGAAACGCCCTTATACGAAAGTGGAAAAAGAAATACAAGAAGAAAATGACGCTCAAAGAATTTATTTTTAGTAATGAGAGGGATAGATAATGGTAGTCAAGACAGACTTACAGAAATATCTAGATACTAAGAAGGCGGACACACGTTTACTTGGCCCTATTGAACGTCACCTATTGAAGAAGGCTCCTGGAGACCGCAGTACAACTGTGCTACATCCTTCTGAGATGATTAAATCTGATTTTTGTCATCGTTATTCTTACTACTTACTTACAGGTGGTAAAAAGAAACAAGACAACCCAAACCTACGCCTACAAAACATCTTTGATGAGGGTCACTTCATTCACGCTAAATGGCAAAACCGCATCTACGAGATGGGCAATATGTGGGGAGACTTTAAGTGTCAGAACTGCAATGGGATTACTTCGGGACTTTCACCAAAAGTTTGTGAACACTGCAAGTGTATTACTTTGGTTTATGATGAAGTCGCACTTGTTGATAACTCTCTTCGCATTGCTGGTCATACTGATGGTTGGGTCAAGGGCCTTGGAGATGATTTCCTAATTGAGATTAAATCAATTGGTGAAGGCACTCTGCGTTTTGAAGCCCCAGATTTGCTTCGTGATGCTGACCACGACTTGAAGAAAGCATGGCGTAATATCCGTCGTCCATTCCGTGGTCACTTGTTACAGGGGCAGATGTACCTTGAACTTGCACGTCGCATGTATGGCGAAGATGCGCCCAAGGAGATTGTTTTCTTATATGAATTAAAGATGGACCAAGATTACAAAGAGTTCACTGTTAAGGCGGACTATGACATGGTTGACCGCATCTTCTATAAAGCACAGCAGATTAACGATGCAGTTGACGCTGGAGTTATGCCTAAATGTAATGTTGACCCTAGCGGGTGCAAGCAATGTGACTTGATTGGAGATTAGTTATGGAACTCTCACCAGTAATGCAGAGTGGCTTAGACCTTCCTAAGCCTGCCTATGAGCAAGCGGTGCTGCCTCCTGACATCACCGAGTTGAGTAGCGAGCAATTGGCTGAGATGTTCACCATTCTTACGGGCTGGGCTGACTATATGTCGTCTCAACTAGTTCAGGCTCAGTTGGCTGAGCGAGATGCCTTGCGTAAGGCGGAACTGGCAGAGAGCCGACTCCTTGTGACAAAGACCACAGGAGCGCCCAAGGGCACAACAGTCTCGCTCATTAAGGCGCAAATTGACGTAGACCCAGACATCCTTGATTTGCGTGATACGTATGAGGAGAAGTACGCTTACCGCAAGATATTAGAGATGATGTTGAACAACCAAGAACGGGACATCACCCTAGTATCGAGAGAAATAAGTCGTCGTTCACAGACAATGGGTCGGAGGGATTCATTTACATTATGAAAAAATTACTAGTAGTACTAAGCCTTATTGCAGCATCAATCGTTCCTGCACACGCAAATACTCCACAAACAATCGTAGTGATTGATAATGGAACAAACACAGCACTCTTTGGTGACCGAGTAGCACACGAGGTGTGTCTCTTATCTAGTCAGAAGTGCCCTAATGGACAAACAACAATGGAGGGTAAGGGCGCTGCCGTTCTTCCCCCAACAACTAACAAAGACTTTAATCATGGAACTCAGATGATTTCTCTTGTTCTTCGGTTTAACCCAACAGTCCAAGTTATTCCAATTCGTATTGTTGGAATGACTCCTAGCGGTAATCCTGCTCTGTACTCACTAGATGATGTACAGGCTGCTTTAAACTGGGTTGTTGCAAATCGTGCAAAGTTTAATATCGCTGCAGTAAGCCTTTCACAAGGAAGAGTGTTTGCAAACTGTAAAGTTCCAGCAGGAATGGCGCAAAACATTGCAACACTAAAGGCTTCTCATGTTCCAGTAATTGCATCAGTAGGAAATAATGGAAACCGAACAGGAGTGTTCTCACCAGCATGTCTTCCTGATGCAGTATCAGTAGGAGCAACAGATAATCCATGGCCTGGAATTCAACCTATTGAGTATGACAAGAATGCTGCTCCTTACATCGCACGTTACAGCAATGGAGCACAAGGACAGACTGACTTCTTTGTCAATGGTCGTTGGAACACCACAATGCTTGATGGCACAACTCGTTTTGCCGCAGGCACCTCTGGTGCAACAGCAGCGTTTGCAGGGTGGTGGGTTTTAAATAAAAAAGACACCTTTGATGCTACATATAGCGCATTGATGGCTACAACCATTGACGCTAAGAATGAGTTTCAAACAGGACGATATGTCCGAGTTGAATAAATCAATTCTGCAAGAAGCGGAAGAGTTAATTAATGGAGACCGTAACCACACTTATGACCATCCATTAGATAATTTCAACCGCATAAAGAAGGGTTGGGAAGTTATCTTTAATTGCGAATTAACAGAAGAACAAGTTGGTTTAGCAATGGCATGGGTAAAGATAGCGAGAGAGTCTTATCGACATAAGCGAGATAATCTAACGGACGGCGCCGGATATCTTGGTACTATTGAGATGGTAATTGATGAGAGAGAGCGCCGTGCCCACCAAACTGATTGACGGAAATCTTCCAATAGGAAATCCAGTGGCGATTGGTATTGACCAGTCGCTCACTGGGTTTGCCTTTTCTGCTGTAAGCACTTTAGAACCAATCAAACATTTAACGTGGGTATACAAATCTCCGTATTTTGGTATTGAGAGACTTGTTGATATTAGGCAATGGTTAAATGAACATCTTGAATACATAGAGGAACAAGGTTGCATTATTCAAGACATTGCTATGGAAGGCACGGTGCTTGCCAGCCATGCCGCACTGATACTGGGAGAACTGTCTGCTGTAGTTCGTATGGCAATCCATGATTTTTTTGAAGAAGATGACGACAGACGCTACCCATTAAAAGTTCCGCCCATGACATTGAAAAAGTACGCATCGGGTAAAGGAAACTCAAAGAAACAAGAGATGCTCTTACAAATCTACAAGAGATGGGGCGTTGAGTTTAATGACGATAACGCAGCCGATGCTTATGCACTGGCAAGATTGGCTGCCGAGTCTCATATTGATGCCACAGAATTGGCTGTAATTGAGCAAATGAAAGATGCTAAATACCGAGACCAACCACGGATTTAGCCTTACCCTTTAGGTCGGGAGTGGCACACTAAACCGAACCAAAGGACTAACAATTGAATACAGAAGAAGTAATCTCTGCTGACGAACCGTTCCTACGAGTCAGTGCATCGTCAAACCCACAAAGCGTAGCCTCGGCTATCGCACACGCTATTTATGATAAGAACGAAGTTAAACTTCGTGCAGTAGGTGCTGGAGCCGTAAATCAAGCAGTAAAAGCCATGGCAATTGCCAGTGGGTACGTTGCTCCACGAGGAATGCGTATCTATAACATCCCTGGATTCACAACAATTGAGTCTCGTGATGGAGAAATTAGCGCCATTGTTTTTAGCATTCACACCTTCTAATTCAGCCGTATCCTTGTACCAAGATTAAGGAGTTACTATGGCAAGATGGACAGATTTAGGTCACGCCATGCGTCGTCGCATGGGCGCATCCTCTAACCACCACGAAGCGACAGGAAATAGCATGAGCAGAAATCACATGACACCAGAAGAAGTTATTGCATCCGCAGAACACGCTAACAGCGCACGTCGCTATGTTGGTCAAATGTCTAACGTTGCTAACATGAGCGGTGCACCACTTAAGGGCAAGTTAATGCCTAAGAAGAACACACAAGCAGGCGACCCAACAATTGCTAACAAAGCAAATCGCAAAAACATGCTTGCAGGAGATGCAGCACAGTCTGAGCGTATGGGTGCTCGCTACTCAGTAGGTGCGTCTTTTCCAGCAGTTCATTCAATTGAAGCAACAGCAACTTTGGCTAACTCAAAGATTGTTCCTTCTGTTTCAGGTAGAAATGCACCGAACTTTAACTACGGGATGACAACCGAGTACTAAGATGTCAATCTCATCATCACAGTTTGGGGATACAGCGCCAGACGTTGATATCCCCTTGTCATTAAGTAGTTCAACACTGGGTTCTGCTGCAGGCGCTACCGCATGGCGTAACAGAGGGCTTGCTGGTGGACGCCCAATGGCATACTCAAAACGTACCGCTGGAACAACTTATAAGTTTGACGACGACAATTCTCCTGCAATTCCAAAATCAGATAAGGGAATGGGTCGTAACGGATAATGTCAGATAACCGCCCAGTCATTAGCGATATTCAGTTTGCTCACCTTCCAGGTGGCTCTCGTGAGATTGCAACTGGTAAAACAGGAAAAGGTGCTGGGTATTACGTGTCTCGTGACCCCCGTGTTCCTGTAAGCATGGGTGGAAGTCCAGAAGTTATTGGTGGTCTAACTGACCCAAATGCAGTTAGAGAACACATGCGTGAAATTAAAGGTATTGCTGAAAAAGTTGTACCAACTGGCTGGATGCGTGCTCGTGGCGCAACCGCTGCAGAGAGTGCAAATGTTCACCAAGGAATTTGGCAAGATGAAGATAGTAAGAAAACTTATTTAGATGTATCTGACCGCATTGGCGGACGTGCTTCTCGTTCTTCATTAGAAGAAGCGTTGAATCGTGGAATTAACCAAAAACAATTAGGTATTTATGCAGCAGGAACTGGCAGAACACTCACTACACATTTCCAAGATTCAGTTACAGGCGCAAAGAGCGTTAATCCAGCAGCAGAAATGACTCTTGGTTATCTTCAAAAACAACGTGAAGAGAGCGCTCAGCGTCGTAAAATAACACCACAATATAAAGCAGAGGCGCTAGAAGCACTTAAGCAGGCCAAATAATGCCTGGAAGTACAAATAATTTTTCTGCATCGCAGAACTGGCAATCGCTAGGTGGCGGTGGATTAAACGGATACAACAATCAAGGTGGTGCAGGAACTCCTGTAGCAAGAGATACCCTTGATTCTCTCCGTATTGGTATTGGACGAGTTCCATCTGCGGAATATCCAGATGGTTACCTTGGCACTATCCGCTCACGTCGTGATGACCGTTTGTTGGATAGCATCAAGTCACGTGTCAACCAAAAAGCCTATCAACGTGGTGTTCACAAAGGTGAACGCATCGAACCCTCTATGTACTACTGGCCTGAGCAAGTTCACCCAATGATGGGAATTGAGCGTCAAATGAAGGCACGCCAAGTAAACATCAATGGCGGTGTTGTTTACCAATCAGAGCGTAGCGCTCCACAAATATCTCTTACTCCAGCACCTCACCTTGTTAATGATGGTAAAGCCAACACACAGGCTAACCAACCAGGCACAATCGATGAGCGTCGCAAAGCAATGATGGCTTATTTGAAACCAGCGTGGCGATAATGCCATTTGGAGTAAATGAACAAGGTCGTTGGGACCCAAGTGTTTCTCAACAATTTATGCCTGAACATGTTCAACGTATTATTCAAAAATATCGTGATGCTAATTCAAGTATGGTTGAGGGAGGACATAACTGGTACGAAAAAGCCAACAAAATTGCTAATAAACTTGGTAAAGGTGACGTACATAAGGGAGCAGGTATTATCGCTGCTTTATCTCCACAAACAGGTTGGAGTCGTAATTTAATGATTGCTGGTGAATTGACTAAAACAGGAACAACTCGTCAAACAACTGACAACGTAACTAAAGCACAAAGAATTTTGGCTGGAGAACACCCAGAAGAAGTTTTAGGTAAGGGTGATGGACATAAAGTTCTTAATTTTTACAGAAATATTTCTGACCCTAGCAACCCACATCCTGTAACAATTGACCGACATTCACATGACATTTCTGTAGGTATCCCATTTCGTGGAACCAACAAAGATGCTCCAAAAGGTGAAGACCTTGGTTTAGGTGCAAAAGGACGTTATAATCATTTTGTTGAAGCACATAGACTTGCAGCAGGTGAACTAGGAATTGACATTCCAAATAAAGTTCAAGCAACTACGTGGGTAACTCATAGAGGAGCAATTGCATGACACAGCATGTAGACGGTCGTTACGACCACACAAAGCCATGGGCAGAATTTCGTTCGCCCATCAATCCTGATAAAGTAGCAAAAAAATATTCTTACTATGGTCCATGGGCAACTAACCAAGAGCGTCTGACATCCCAGGCTCTAATGGTCATGAATGTTCCTGGCGCAGATATTCAGGCAATGGTTCGTCCACCTCTGCCACAGATTCAATTGTTTCCAGCCCGTTTTGGATACGGAAACCGTTCACAGCCTGGTATTGATGATATTGTAACTATCGATAGAAATTACACAGAGCCACGAGTTTCTTGGTTCTCTGGTGGTGTATCTGGTTACCAAGCAGCCGAGAGAAATGCGTTGGGTAGCACATAATGGCTGCCTCTACTACTTTTAATCAACTTGGTGGAGGAATGGGTAATGCTAGTTCCATGAGCAGCATGTCTAAAACCTCAAGCATGGGTAACGCATCTATGTCAAAAATGTCATCACCTACATCAAGTGCTCCAATGAACACTCCAAGTGCTGCTCCTACAATGTCTTTTTCACAGATGCAGGCACAATCGCCTCAAAGAGGTGGGGCACCTATGACCTTGCCTTCTCCAGGAACTATTACAACTGACAGTATTACAGCGATTAGTGCTGGTAAATATAAGGCTGGAACTCTTGGCGCTTATCAACAAGGTGCAGTCTCTGCTATGAAAGCCAGCGGTCGTTCACCTGAGTTTATGGCAAAAAATTTAAATCAAGCCACAGCCATGAGAACCCCTGATTGGAACTTACCTTCTGACCAAGCATCAAAAGCAGGAGCCATGGCGAATTCAGGACGTTCACAATCATTTATTAGGGGTAAACTAGGTCTTGCTCCACACATACCTGTACCAGGAAAGGCAAGTAACTAATGGCTAATCAAGTTCCAGATAGAGGTGGAGACCCACGTCGTGGTGGTTTCTATAACCTTGCAGTTAATCGACCAGGAACTGGCGATAAAGCGTGGCAAGTTGATGCGTGGCATGCAAGCAACGAACAGCATCTTGGCCAACACACCTATTGGGGTTCAAGCCGTGAAGATGCTATTGCAGATGCACACAAGCGTATGGCAGACAAAGGTCGCCTTACTCACGACGTAGAGCCGCAGTATCAAAAGAAGTTTAGAAAGAGCAGGTCATATCTCTAATGGGTAAAAGTAACGCAGCAAATTGGGCAAACCGTTGGGCAAAAGGCGTACCTGACCGTGCTAATGACCCAAAGAGAAAAGGTCTTAAAGCACAACCAGGTGATAACCCTGCATGGAAATGCGACAACTGTGGCGGTGTTGGAGCAATGGATTACGCTGGTCAAGGCCGTGTCTGTAATCAATGCGCTTCAAATTTGGGGTTCTAATGGATGACGGAGATGGCTCTTTCATAATGGAATTGCAGGCAAAACAAATTGCTCAAAACGCTACCACGTATAATGCATCTGCTCCATGTCCAACCTGTGGAGTCATTATGAATCCAGTAGAATTTATCAGCAATAGGGGACACTGCCTCTCTTGTCTAACTCAGACAAAGGCAGCACGAGTCAAGGGAAGAATGGCATGATGTTTAACGACCGTCGTCAAACACGCATTCAGAGTGCCAACGAACGTGCACGAGTCAACAATCTCGTAAAGGTTGCTGGCCCTGTATTAAATACAAACTCTCGTAAAGAGTTGTACGCACGAGCAACAGAGGCAGTCGACATTGCTGTAGAAGCAAACAGAAAGAAGAAATAACATGGCAGTTAACTCATCACGTTCAATGAACGGAAGCCTTAACGAAGGCGCAACAGATGGCAAGTACCGTAAAGTTCGTCCAGATACAGAAGTAACTGCTGATTCTGCCGACACTCTCGACAACCGTCAGACACTTCATCCATTCTATGGTTATGGTTTTGCTACATCTGAATACCCAAACAAAGTGAATCCAGGTAAGTAACTATGGGAAGCATGCACGCAGAAGAATACGCAAGTATGAAGGGCAAGAACAAGGACATGGGTCTTCTTGCACATTTACAAAGTAACTTGTACCCATCAGTTCCAGCATCAATGCTTGGGCCATCAAAACGAGCAATCTCTGCTGTTAACCGTGGTAAGCACGATTCAAAAATTAAGTTGCCTGATGGCATCACATGGCGTGGACAGAAGTCTGCACCAGCACACGCAATTGTGGAAGGTCATCGCCTTCACGCTTGGATAAAGGACGAAGAGTACTAATGAAGACGTTAGTTGGTGGTCCAGAGGATTTTGAAAACAAAAAACCTCAAAATAAATTTCAAAAATCTCTTCCAGGAAGTGATTACAATAAACATCCTGTAAAAGAACCTATGGATTCCTCTTTAATGCAATCAAATTACCCTTCTGTTAAACCAAAACCAACTCGTTCGATGCAGTTTCATACCTCTGTAAGCAAGCAAAAAGGCCCTAAATTAAATTGGGAACATAAACCATAGTTTAAGACCCACACAGGGGTAAAAAGTCATAGGTTAGTCTCCAAGGAACACCATAAGGAGCACTATGAGTAACGTACCAATTTTGGGACAAAAACCCCAAGAACAAGAACCTATGTTCAGGCTGTTATTTTGCCTTGTCTGTCAAACGCTAGAAGAACTTCCACCGTATGACGGTGACCCTGAACTTGACATGCTGTTGGCTGTTGCATGTGAGAACCACGTATTTCCTTCAGGAGAACCACACAAAGGCAAATTATTTGTACTGCCATTACGTTCATGGGCAGATACAAAATCAAAGCAAGAAATTATTCGTCAGATTAAAGGTGGCGGTTCTAAAGGTCTTGCAGAAATTGATGACACATTTTACGAATCACGTTCTATATTTATGGAAGATGCCATGGCTTGTTACAAGGCTCACAATAAGCCAAAAGATGGCTGTAGTGATTGGCATGATGAAAATAAGATGCTGATTCCTAAGACAGAAAAGGAACGTAGAGCAGAAGGAATGGAAAAGTACAAAGACTCTCCAGGTCAAAAGACCTATCTATGCGATTTTTGCCCAGTAGCAATCGGCGTAGCACAACGTAAACAAAAACTGATGGGAATGATTTAATGAGCGAAGAACTTCACAAAGTAGCAGCAGGTTATACCGTCCTCCTTGAGTTGGACGGCACCATTACCACACACGCTTTGCCAGCAGATGAGCAAATTCAGCGTCAAGCAACGACGATGGATATTTACGCAACCTGTAAAGAACTTGCAACAAATGTAGAAACATATCTTTTGGCTGACAGAGTGGCACAGGCAGTTGTACAGGCTCTTCAACCTGGCAATCCAAGTGCTGAAATGAAGGAAAAGATTAAAGACGCATTGAGCAATAGGGGCATAGAAACGCCCATAGTCGAATAGACTATGAGGTATGAATCGTAACGATGGTCTAGGAAACTATGTAGGTCGTGTAGACCTTCATGAGTCCTCTACCTCTTACTTCTCTGCTCCATCGGAAACGCTAGACCCTACCTTGTTTGATGACCATCGAATTAAAGGTTGGGTTCGTAACGGTCTTCTCAGTCTTCTGTATGACTTCTTAGGTGAAACCTACCGTCATTCAAATCTCTGGACAACCGTATGGCTTGCTGGTTCTGGCGTTTCCTATCAATGGCAGGCACAGCGTGACCCAGCAGACCTTGATGTTCTTATTGGTGTTGATTACATCCAGTTTCGTAGAGCACACCCAGAATATCAAGGCCTGACTGACCTTGAAGTCAGCAAGATGTTGAACGAAGATTTTCGTGAGCATTTGCAGCCAGAAACAACTTATTGGAATGGCTTTGAAGTTACATTTTATGTAAATCCTGGTGCAACAGATATACGCACTATCAATCCTTATGCAGCATACGACTTAACTCACAATGAGTGGACTGTAGTGCCAACAAAGATAGGCGCACCAAAAAACGCTGTATGGGAAGAACTGGCAAAGAACGACCGTAAAATGGCAGGAGATATTGTTTCTCGCTATTCAAAAGCCATTACGGAATTGCACAGCGCAAAGAATGATGCATCACGTCGTAACGCAGAAGCACGTTTACAATCTACATTAATGCAGGGCTCAATGCTCTATGACGACATTCACCACGCACGTCGCTATGCATTTAGCACAACTGGTCAGGGTTATGGAGATTATTACAACTATAGATGGCAAGCAGGAAAACGTTATGGAACCGTTCCTGCATTAAAGAAGATGTCTGAGTACTGGGCAGCATACAAAGCGCAACAAGCGACAAGCACATACGGCGTTGAACTGCCTGATACTCAGACCCTAATTAGAAGAGCAGCAATATACCGAGCAAAAGGATAAAAAATTAACATACTCGTATCACTAGACGGCGTACTTAGTTCGGATTCTGGAGAACCAATCCGTGCAGGAGTAGCGCTTTACTATGCTCTCAACATCAGTAATAGAGTAGCAATTATGACTTCTCGTAAAACGCAAGATGCAGAGCATTGGCTTCATTCCCATGGAATTATTAATTACGATGACCTTATTGATGTTTCTTATCACCTTGAAGGAGAAGATTTAAAGAGACGTCAATTTATTCTTAGTCGTGCTAAGGCTCCAGTAGAGATGTATGTTGATTCAGACCCTTCTATGTGTGCATGGGTTTTTGAAGAACAGGGAGTTCCTGCCGTTATGTTTATGAATCCAGGGTATCTTGCTGTAGACCGCCGTCCAGATGCTCCTAGAAAAGTTCGAAAATGGACTGATATCGAAGAGGCTATTGATAGGGTAAATGTTGCTAAGTCTAAGGATGCTGCTAATCCTAAAGACTTAGAGTTCTGGCAAGACTAATGAAACTTATTTTTTCTGGAGTCGAAGTGGGCTCCAATAGGACGCTCCTTGAAGGAATGAAAGTTGAGTCAATGGGACTCAACTATTGGGGACTTCGCAAACGTGGTTTACCCAAGACTAAAAACTGGCTCATAAGTGAGCACTTCACTCCAGAAACCCAAGTCATCATCGAGTCCGGTGCGCCACAAGCAGAAAAGGCTGGATTATCAAAACAGGAACTTATAGATTTAGCCGCTGATTATCAAGAGTTCCTCGTTAATAACGCAGACCGTGCCACAGCCTTCTTAGAATTTGACTCAATAATTTTGGGTTATGAATGGGTCAAACAACAACGTTCTTTCTTCAGTAACGACCCCAAATTACGTGTCATCTGGCATGAGGAATACGGACAGCAAACTCTACGAGAGATGTGTGAGACCCATCAAAATGTAGCCATCCCCAACGATGAGATTGAATCAGTAACTAACTTGGCGGCCGTTACTCGAAGTTACTCCAGACAGTATGGAACTAGGTTTCATGCTCTAGGATGTGCCAAGCCAGACAATCTAAGACAGATACCATTTAGCACAGCCAGCACATTGTCATGGCTTTCTCCCATGAGACGAGGCGAAACCATCGTCTGGGATGGCACTAAATTGAACCGCTATCCGAAGAAAATGAAAGACCAAGCACGACCCCGCTATAAGGCTATGGTGGAGAAGTCTGGGTTAAACTATTTAGACTTTGTGCAAGATAGTACCCTTGAAGCGACTAGAGTTGCCGTCTGGTCATACCAACAGTTGGAGACATCAATGGACAAAAAGACACCTGACTTTCATATCATTGAGGGTGGTAAAGGTGAGAACTTATCTGATAACAGCGACACTTTCTTAACAGGTCTAATGGGATTTGAAACTCCCACATCTGATAACAGCGATGTTCCGATGCGGAAACAAGAACCTACTAAAGTTGTTCCAAGAGACCCACAAGAGGTTCAAAATCTCCCTGTCTTTGGGGTAAAGATGAAGACTATCGTCGAAACTGATGAACATGGTAAAGACGTTCTGCAGGATGTTCCGGTCATCAATAACCAACAGTCATCTTTGCGTCAATGCAACACTTGCTTTGTAGCAAGTAATTGTCCAGCGTTTAAACCAGACAATATGTGTGCATTTAATTTGCCGATTGAGGTTAAAACCAAAGACCAATTGAAGGCTCTACTTACTGCAATTATTGAAATGCAGGGGCAAAGAGTGGCTTTTATGCGATTTGCTGAAGAAATGAATGGCGGATATGCAGACCCAAATCTTTCGCAAGAAATCGACAGACTTTACAAATTGGTTGGTCAAGTTAAGGAGATGGAGACCAACAAAGAGTTCATTCAAATTACTGCACAACGTCAATCTTCTAGCGGAGTCCTCTCTGCTATCTTCGGTGACCGTGCTCAAGCACTCAAAGAATTGCCAGAAACTCTTAGAGAAGATACCGTGACCAAAATAATTTCTGAATCTATTGAAGAATAGTATTATCTGATAACATCACGTGGAGTGACGTGGAACATAGTGGAGGAATGTGGAGGGGAGTTTAGCCCCTCAAGTTCTAGTTTAGTACTTCACCTTGTTGACATATACCTGATAGGGTTCCAAGCGTAATACTAAGCAACCCATCGAGGGGTATTTAGACATCTATAGAAATGGTAGGGGTTATGTCATTGTTTTCATTTAAATTAGCCGAAGAATTTGTGGCTCCATATCGGGCAAAGAAACCGCCCTTTGGATATCGAGACGCAGCAGGAAATTCTGTAGGAGAGATTACTTTTCTCAGAACTTATTCACGGTTAAAGCAAGATGGTACTAAGGAGACATGGGCAGACGTATGTGAAAGAGTCATCAATGGAATGTACTCATTACAGAAAGACCACGCCAAGACTAACCGCCTGCCATGGTCTGATGCCAAGGCAGCATCATCTGCCAAAGAAGCATTTGACCGACTCTTTGAATTGAAGTGGACACCACCAGGACGTGGACTCTGGGTTATGGGTACACCAATTGTTAATCAACACCGCAACTCTGCAGCCTTGCAGAACTGCGCCTTCGTATCAACTGGCTCTATGAACAAGGTAGACCCAGCAAAGCCATTTGCATTTCTCATGGAAGCATCCATGTTGGGTGTTGGAGTTGGCTTTGATGATAAGGGCGCAGATAAAGAGTTCACTATCTATGCACCACAACAAGGAGATACATATGTCATCCCAGACACCAGAGAAGGTTGGGTCGAATCAACCGCTGCCCTCATCAATTCCTACCTCAAGCCAGATACGAAAACTCCAGTATTTGATTACCAAGAAATCCGTCCAGCAGGCGTCCCAATTAAAACGTTCGGTGGAACAGCAGCAGGGCCAGACCCACTAATCAAACTCCATGAGTATCTAACTCAGATGTTTGCGGGCCGTGCTGGACAGTTACTTACTCGTCGAGACATTGCTGATATTGGAAACATGATTGGTGTCTGTGTTGTTTCTGGAAACGTCCGTCGTTCTGCTGAACTTCTTATTGGTCGTATTGATGATGAAGAATTCCTTAACCTTAAGAACTACGAGAAGTACCCAGAGCGTATGACGCACGGTTGGATGTCTAACAACTCTGTCTCTGTCAATGTAGGCGATAACCTCAATCCAATTATCGAAGGCATTGCTCGCAACGGTGAGCCTGGAGTTATCTGGATGGATATCTCAAAGCAATACGGTCGACTTGCTGACCCAATCAATAACAAAGATTGGCGAATCTCTGGTTACAACCCATGTGCTGAACAGTCACTTGAATCATATGAATGTTGTACGTTGGTTGAGACTTACTTAAACCGCCATAAAGATTTAGAAGATTTTAAGCGCACATTAAAATTTGCTTATCTCTACGCAAAGACAGTAACTCTCTTGCCTACACACTGGGAAGAGACAAACGCAATCATGCAACGCAACCGTCGCATTGGTACATCTGTCTCTGGTGTTGCTAACTTTGCAGATAACCGTGGTCTTCCTGTTCTTCGTACATGGATGGACGATGGGTACAAGGTCATCAAGCAGTACGACACTACATACTCTGAATGGCTTGGCATCCGTGAATCAATCAAGATGACAACTGTAAAGCCATCAGGCACAGTAAGTATCTTGGCTGGTGAATCTCCAGGAGTTCATTGGACTGTTGGTGGCGAATACTTTAATCGTGCTATTCGTTTCTCAAACAACGACCCAATGCTTCCTCTATTTAAACTAGCAAACTACAGAGTTGAACCAGCAAGTGAGTCTCCTGATACAACTAGCGTTGTCTTCTTCCCTATCAAGTCAGAAGCACGACGCAGTGAGAAGGATGTCAGTATTTACGAGAAGATGGCACTCGCCGCTACTGCTCAACGTTACTGGTCAGATAACTCGGTTTCTGTAACAATTTCATTTGACCCAGAGACAGAAGCCTCGGCTATTGGTACGGCTTTGCATATGTATGACGGTCAACTTAAGACTGTCTCATTTTTACCTTCTGGTAATGCTGTCTATCCACAGATGCCGTACACGCAGATTACTCAAAATGAGTATGAGCAAGAAGGAACTATGAAGTTGTTCCCTATTGATTTGACTGGTGTTTATGCTGGAATGGCTGCTGATGCTATTGGTGAGGCTTACTGCACCACCGATGCTTGCGAAGTGAAATTAATTAAAGATAACCAGTAACTCTTCTGGTATTGCTTTGGCTTAAGCCCTGCCTTTTGGTAGGGCTTTTGCTTTTACTCTTCTACCGGATTGCAATCTTTGATTTCACGTTTGTGTTGAAATAACTTTTGGCTTAACAAAGATATGTCGCACATGTTCTTGACTTGACTAGGTAATAATGTATTTACATTTTGAATGTGGAGTGGCTTGTCGCAGTCGGAACAGACAAATATAAATTGCTTTATTTCGGCTGTTGATGTCTTGTCATTCAAAAGTGGCTTGCTATTAAAACGCCAACCAAGTTTGACTAATTTGCCCCAAAACAGGTCATCTATTTCTTCAGCAATGAGAGGTGACTCTTCAACCTTCTTACTGTAATCATTACCTAGCGTCTGCTCGTGATGTTGTTCATGCGGTCGCTTGGGCTTTTGGTGTTGCTTTTGGTAATGCTTTTGATATTGCTCTGACTTCTCTATGTAACTCTTAAACTCGGCCAATTTATACTCCTTAGTAAGAGATAGCCCCCCTATTGCTAGGGGGGCTTCCCATTATGCCTTTGCTTTTGCTATGGCTTTTGCTTTTGCTTTGTCTGGGAACTGAGTTAGCCAGAATTTTACTACCTTTGTCTTAGTTCCCTTCCATGCACTCCAGTCCTTGCCACCATTGCTCATGTGATAAGCAATTTTGGCGTTAACCACAGGGTCAAGCAATTCGGCGTTGTAATCCAAATTGAACTTATCCCTACGCTCTTGACCCATCGCACCGAGCATGTTGACTTGGAACAACCCATATGAGTTATCTCCAGTCTCTCGGTTTCCGTTATGGGAGAGAGGATTGCCTCTTGATTCTTTCATTACGACCGCCCACGCTTCCCGTAGGTCGTGACCCTCAAATCCCACAGCCGATAGCAGATGCACCAAATCTGTTTTGGTGAGGCTGTCTGCGTTGCGGAACTTGTCTAGGGTTTTTAATCGTAATGCGCTTTCTGATACCACTAGTTTTTTGGCTTCTGGTACTGCTTTTGATGTGGCTTTGACTGCTTGAGCCGAGTGGCTTCCAACAACCTGTAAACCAATCACTAGGACTGAAATAGCCCCACCAATCACTAGTTTATTTCTATGTAAGTGTTTCATCATCACTCCAAAAAGTCGCTGGCACTTTCTGATGCCTTTGACTGGTTGTGACGAAGGCGATGTAAGTATCGCTCTGTCGTCTTTATCGACTGATGTCCTAGACGTTCCTTGACCTCATGCACATCTACCCCACTTTTTAGAAGGTGAGTAGCGTTAGCGTGCCGAAGGTCATGGGTTCTTGGACTCCAACCGATTGCGGACTTGTCTATTGCTTTGTTCCAGATGGTTCTCCATACATCTCGTGGCAGGTGACTCGTTTGGTCGATGAATCGCTGTGGCTTCTGGTATGGCTTTTGCTTTTGGTATGGCTTTGCCTTTTGCCTGTGCTTTCGCACCGACTCTCGGCAAGCCTCACATCTGCATTTGCCATGCGTGTAGGCGTACAGCGTTCCATGCTGGAACTTTTTTCCGTCCTTCTCGAATGGTCGAGAAGGCTTTGTGCCACGAGAAGTCTTTATTTTAGTCTGTTCACTTACTAGTAACCTTGAGAACAGCAGGTCATCTTTTCGTAGGGCTTTTGCTGTGACATAACCCTGAATCTCTAGTAGTAGGGCTTTGCTTATGATAAGGCTTCTTTTATGACCCGATTTTGTAGCATCAATGACCATGAACCTACTGGTATGGCTTGCCCCTAGGTCACTCACTCGCCTCTGGATATAGACCTCACCACTCTTGAAGTTGAAATCCTTGACCCGAATCTCGGTTGCTTCTCCGAATCTGCAACCCGATACCGCTAGAAACTGGGCAAGTAACTTTGCGCCCTGCGTCGGTAAATTACTAAGTAACTCTTTAAATTCTGCGGGCTCTAATACGTTCTGGATATCGGCATGACGTTGCTTGACCTTGATGCCTCTGGTGGGGTTCTTAGCCAGTTCGCCAGTCTCCACGAGCCGAGATAGGGCTGACCCTAGTGATGCCTTGACCTGCGCCAGCGTTGCGCTACCGACCCCCTGCGCCCTCAATCGGGCAAGTAAATCTGAGACGTGACGGGTGGAGATAGAAGTAACTTTCATGTCGCCCAATTCCGCCATTACGAATCTTTCCAGAACCGACCGATAGCCCTTGAGCGTGATAGGCATGAGGTCGGCAGACTTGAACCACCCCTCTAGATATTCCGATAGGGTAAATACGGCTCTGGAAGGCTCTGTAACGCCCGATACCCCTGCTTGCATGGCGTGATATTCGGCTTCCACTTTCGTGCCCCATGTGCCAGCAGAACGGCGTTTACCGCCCTGTCTGTAATAGCCAGTCCACCTGCCATTGCGCTCTACAACGTACACCTGCCACCCCCAATCTGTGCCATGTTACTGATGAGTAATGTTACTGACCAGTAACTTCCAAGTCAAAAAAAACCCCAGACCGAAATCTGGGGTGTCCACATAATGAGACTAGATATGGCTAGTGAGATTCTGATTCTGCTTATGTGTTTAGAAGTAACTTTTTAGAACGTCCAAAATTTTGGACGTAGTTACTCAATCAGACTTCGCCCTCAATTTTAGTGCTGTTGCACTCATTGCACTCTGGTGGGTACTTTTCATCGAGACGTTCTCGGTCACCTGAATAGTTATCAACGCACTTGTCTCCGTCGAAGATTGAAACTTCGAATTCAATAAATGCAGAAATAAATTTAACTGTGTTACCGCAATCAAGGCACTTAGGCATTTGTATTCCTCTCTACTTTCACCCAGACGAATCCGGAATTGTGTTTACTAAGTTCTCCAAGGAACTCTAACCATTCATCATTTACTTCAACAGTTATCTTGTTAGCCATTACTGAATCTCCAATTCATTTGAATCACGATTTACTATCCAATCGTCGATTGTTGTCTGCTTCCATACTGGTCTGTTGCCAATCATTGCATCGTGGGTTGGAAGGGTGTCGCGTTCTCGATACTTGTATATCGTGCGAACCTTTACGCCGATTTGATTTGCGATATCGGTACTTGTTAGCCAATCTTTCATATTGAATTCTTACTTTCATATCGAGTCTCCCTACGTCGAATGTTCTTTCTTTCCTCTGCTGTAAGTCCACCCCAGATTCCGTAAGCAATCTTGTTGCTCATAGCAAAAGATAGACATTCTTTTATAGTTTCTGGGTTACATTGTTTGCATAACGATTTTGCTTTATCAGTTTTTACCAAATCCGTTGAGTCTGGAAAGAATGTATCTGGGTCAACTGATTGACATGGTGCATCGACAATATCTGGTCTTTTAGTTGTTAATTCAAACCCAACAGAAAGTGTTTTCTTCGGTCTAGTCATTTTCATTTTTATCTCCATATATCTCTGGGTTATTTTTGATGTGTTCTACGAACTTATCCATAACAGCAGTTAAGTCCTCTGGTGTAAGGTCGCAATACTTCAACAAGATTTCAATCATGTGAAGCATTCCCCATATAAGCATCTCCGGTTCTAGATTGCGTTCTGCAATAAGAGTATTGAGATGTTCATTGGCAAGATGTTCTTTAACGTCCTGTGGCAAGCCGTCAGGTCGGTCGTGTTCGACTTTGAAGCCACGAACTACTTTCATAAATTCGTTGGCGAAATCGATTGAGTTAATTAAATCTGATTGATGTTTATTCATTTATTTTCCTTTTTATTAATAGGGGAAGTCGAATGCGAGCAGGTACGTCTCGCTCTGTGAACCAAAAGTATAAAAAACACACAGAGGTCGTGAACGTCCTTCGTAAGAGGAGAGTACCCATGCTAAGTACAAGTAACTTACGTTGACTCGCATTCGACAAAGTTATTTACAGATTATGTTTTTGTATGCAGTTGAAACAAAAGAAAATAACTGGGTCACCATGTTCATCGTTGACAGTTTTTCCTGATGATTTCAATCCCTGTTGACAGCATTCGTCACAGATATCTAACTGATTTGCTGTTACCGGAATAATTTCAACGTATCCCATTTACTCTTCCTCTCCTTCTTTATACCCGTACATCTCTAGAAGAGTTTCTAGAATGTTCCAACCTTCTTCGGTTGCTCTATCTTTGAATGAATCTCGAATCGTATGAAGTGCTTCGATTGCATCTGCATCACTCATATTAGGTACAAGTGATTGGATATCTTCTGGACTCCACACAATACGAATTTGATTATCTTCATTTGCCATTTATTTGCCCCCATTAATTACTCGGTCAATCATTGCTGTGCATGAGCCATAGCCCAATGTGTTTCCGTATTCAGTACCGACATAACAGATGTCACGAGTGGCATAAGTAAATAGCGATACAACAAGAACGATTGGAATGATTACGAGAACCACCCAACCGCGACGTGTGAGATGTTGTTTAGACACTTTGATTCCTCTCTATATGCATTTGATGTTTCCAAGTGTTTTGTTCACCATGAGTTTTTACTTGGTGACAGTTTGCACAACGCACATCGCACTTTGCGATTTCTGATTGCACGTCTGCAAGAGACTTACTCTTACCAACAAGTGATTTACCAATTACAAATTTTTTATCGCCTTTATGGTCAAGTTGAAGTCGTAGTGGGTCACGTTCACCACAGTCGATACATGGATTCTCCGATAAGTAATCGAAGAGCCATTGCTTGATATCGATTCTGCGAGTGATGTAGTACCCACGATTACGTTGCCGTCTGCATGGCTTACAGATTGCAAGGTAACTGTTTCGTGATGTAACGACATCAAAGTTTTCAAGTAACTTTATCTCTTTGCACTCTTTGCATTCTTTTTGCGTTACTAATCGTGTCATACCTTTTCCTGTGTGTAGAGAAGTGAGAGTCGAAGAGTTTTAAACTTCAACTCTTTATGATTTGAAGGCGTTACATAACCAACAATGAATCGAGAGCCAGTCGTGTCAACGACGATTCCTTTGCGTAGACGACCATGTGCATTAATAAACACCTTGTCACCAACTAACACGTTGTATGGAACTACTTCATCTCTGTTAGTTATTCCACCATTCCAACGCTCTTGTGCGATAGCAATAAGTTCGTCACTAACTGCAAGTATCTTTGCTTGCAGGTCGATACGTTTCTTTGCTTTCTTCATTGTTGCTTCGAATGAATCAGTTTCGAATGTTCCTTTGACTACAGCAAACTGATACGAGAATGAAAGTTCCAGACTTGATTCTGTATCACCAATTTTGTATCCGAATGCAATGTAGGTTGCTGATGTCATTGGGTCAGATTCCAGAATTGAATTATGTAACTGATAATAATCATTTACATTTTCGTAAGTAACTGGGTCTAAGTAATGCCGGAAGATACGGTGATAACCAACAACAACAATTTGATGACCTTTGTATTCCTCTTCCTGAATTGTAATTTCAGAAGTTCGCATTTGTGCATATCCGTTTAATCGCTTGCGACCATTCCAGATTGAATCTTGATTAATACCCATTGATTGGTAATAATCTTTTTTGTAATAGTCGTGAAGTCTCCTTGCATATATAGAAGGAACTCCTGTTGTGAGGTTCTTATAGACAACTGGAACTGTCATATTAAGCCACCATGTCCTGTGCTTCTAGAATTTTTTCTGCAAGGTATTGCATAGTCCTTCCGTCGATAACAAATTCGGCGCAAGGCAAGTAAGTTCCGGTAACTGAATCACGTTTGCGAGATACAGAACCTTGTACGTTCTTGATTCGTTCACCAAGAATTGATGCAAGAACTTCGGTGCATGAAGTAACAATGCGTTCAGCGTATGCATGAGCATCACGTTCCCTGCGTTCTTCTTCGGCTCTTTGAGCCTCATATTCAGCCTTCTTGCGTTCTTCTTCGGCTTCTTCACGAGTCCAACGAGTCTCAAGTGATGAGTATTCAGCAACGATATCTTGTGGACGTGCAAGCCAGTAAGTGTATGTATCTGGGGCATTGTTAGACCAGTCACTTGATTTAACAAGATAACCAACAGAACGTGCGCCCTTATCTGCCAGTTTAAATTGTGGATTATCTGATGTATTACTACGAAATACCTCATATTGATATTTATCAAGTGATATTAATTCTGCTTTTGCAACAGAACGACGTTGAACTGTATCTGGATTTTTTTTATCTGCTGATGAGTAATCCCATGACGGAATGACTGCATAAACAGTTCCTACTTTTAGGTCTGTAAATTTCATTTGTATGTATTCCTTTTCTGTTGAATTAGTAAGTGGGGCGCACCCTCATGCGCCCCACCTGTATCAATAAGAAACCAATCGACGATTGATTCCGTACTTCACTATTGACCGAACCAATCCGATTAAGTCGATTGGATTACGAATGACTTCACGAATTTCACAATGGTGTGAATTATTTTCGTTAAGTGTGACTGATTCATCACCGCTAGGAATGTATGCAAGTGCAGTAAGAACACCAGCATTATTCATGCGCTTGATTGCATCGTGATTTGCCTCTTGATTGCCAGACCAATCGCCGTCAGTAATTGAGACGAAGAGACGTACTGGCTTTTCAGTTTCAGCAAGTAACTTAGTTGCGTAAGTGATTGCATCATTTGCAACAGTTCCACCACCAGTACCAGCATCTCGAATCTGTGCGCCAGCCTTATCCTTTGCACGATAAAGAACGTTGGTTTGGTCATGGAATGTAATGACTGTGCAATTTGCATCGATTCTATCTAGCGCACGTTTAATTGCGTACATAGCACGATATGCATTCGTTGCTTTGCTACCAGACATAGAACCAGAGATATCAAGTGCAATTACACATTCAATCTCGGTTGCATCTTCACGACCCTCATTCCATTGGTCGAATACTGTGTCGAATTCATCGCCACGAAGATATCTGTGTGCATCGATACGACCTTGTGATTGGTATTTATCCCAAGCAGGGTCAAATGATGCACGCAAGCGTTCTAGTTCACGACCAAATGCAAGTGATGCGTGGAATGTATTTGCATCAGGTGTGAGTGAGTGATAACGATTTAAATCTGGCTCTTTTGATTTGTTGGTAGAAAGAGAAGTGAGTCCACCAAGTTGTCGAAGAGTGTCATTTAATTCTTTGACGTTATCTGCATCATTGAGAATATCTTCAAGAAGATTATCAATTAATGTGTTGACGATATTGCCAGCAGAATCACCGGCAGAATCTCCACCAGTTGAATCACCAGAATCATTTGAATCAGAATCACTAGAACTATCTGAATCAATATCTGAATCAGAATCATCTACATCATCAAATTCAATGTCATTGATATCAACATCAATAACTTTTTTATTCTTCAATGATTCAGCAAGTTCTTTTTCATCTTCGCCGTCATTAGCAAGTGCATTCTTTAAATCGTTTGCTTGCTTGCGTGCTGGCTGTGGTCGTGATTGTGCAGAGGTTTCTAAACCCTCATGTGGACGTGAGCCATGTCCAAATGGGTCAGAGATACGAACGACTGTATCGCCCTCTCCTGCGCCCTTTGAGACACGAATCTTGCCTGTACCAGTACCAGTCTCACCTTCACCTTCGCCCTCACCAGTACCGCCCTCACCGCCGTCTCCAGCCTGTGTAAGTAACTCGTGGAATCGCGCAATAAGTTCTTTTCCTTTTTCAGTATCAGCAGGAAAGAGAAGTGAACGATATTGAGTAACGACATCAGAGATATCGTCGACAAGTTCCTGATGTGGATATGCATTACGAGAACGGGCTCGTAATTCAACAGGAAGATATCTGCGACCGCATAGCAACGGATATGAAGTATTGAATGCATCTGGTTTATCAACGAAGTGAATCAAGATTGTTGATGTAAACCAATCAATCGTTGACGGATACTTCGATGTAAATAGAAATTCGATGCGTGCATCTTCTAAACAGTTATACGCCATGAAGAATTTATTCTCCCTGACGTAATCAAATAGTTCTGAACCCTCACGAGATGTGTAGAGAATGTGTGATATCTCGTGAAGGTCTAGACCCTTGATGCCAGCGATAGCACGAGCAGAATCAAGTTCTTCAATCATTCTGGAATTGAAAGTAACTTCTGATGCTGTCGACCATGCCGGTGCAGGTAACTTTGAATCTTCAATCTTTACAGTTACCTTGCGGAATGTGAATGCAGAATTAACACGACCGAAGAATTGTGTGAAGCGTTCTAACTTTTGCTTCTTAAGTTCTTCACGAGCCTTCTGCTCTTCATACTCTTTGCGACTGCTACCGAGACTTTCTAATTCCCAGTCTTTAATTGCTTGGTCGTAATTCACAATGTCTCCTTAGACGTTTGAGTGTTCGGTTTTAATTGAATCAACAGCAAGTCCGAGTTCTTCCTTGATGTTGTATGTAACACCTTCAAGAAGCATCTTGACTGCAGGACGTTCTTCATCTGTAAAGTTATTGATGAAGTTCTCGACAGCGAAGTCGAATGACAATCCCTTTGCAACCTTCTCAAATGTTTTCAAGAGACGTGGAGAGATTGGTGTTTCGAAGATAGTGCCTCTATCTGATGAAGAGTATTCATTCTGTCGAGACGTTGCACGCATTCCGTTAGCAAGTTCCAAAAGTGAGGACGATGTAACGATTTTCTTTTCAATCTCGTTGTCGTAGTCATAACGCAACTTGATTTCGAATCTATCTTTCCAAGCCTCATTAAGTAACTGTGTGCCACGATAGTGAGGATTCTGGTCAGCGATAATGAGAAGGTCTGGGTGCGCCTTCACAACTTCGTTGCCATGACCCATGAGAGTGATTGAACGTCGGTCGTCAAGTAATGACATGAGATATTGCGACAAGTTCTTTGGCGCATTATTTAATTCGTTAATGAGAAGCACACCGCCTTCACGAACGATTCGTGTGATACCGCCGTCAACCCATTCAAGTTTTCCGTCGGCATTTGGAAAGAGTCCACCAATCACTTGAGTGAAGTCGATTGCACTATTGCAAGGAACAGCAAAGAAGTTCAAGTGACGTTGAGCGCAGTACGCAAGTACCGCAGAAGTTTTACCAGTTCCAGTTGCACCTTCGGACAACACATTCATGTTGTTATCTGATGCAAAGTCGAACGTTTGATATTCACCGATACCGCCAGCGAATGTTCGTGGAATGTAGTGTGATGTTGATTCGAGTGTTGGTACGAATAGAGATGTTGACATTTTGTATTCCGTTTCTTTTAGGTTTTGGTTTGTTGGTTGTAGTTGGTTATTACGTTGTATGCATAGTGGTGAGTAGCAAGCAACTCTCCATACGGACGGATTGGGCTTGGAAATGGGTTGGCATAAATGCGAACCGGAAGTCCATTGTCGCTCCGTACTGATGCCTGATTAACAGGTAGTCACCACTATGCAATTTTATTATTTATAGTCGGTTGTAACTGCATCTGGGTTCTTTTGAATGATGCGCGATGCAAGTTCGACATCTTCTAATTGCGTTGTAAGTTCTTGGAACTCATTAAAGATTTCACATTCTGCATCAATGAGTGGTTGCAACTTTTCAAGAATTGATTCAAAGGTTGCAACTATGTGAGGTGGTGCATCTATATTGTCGGCGTTATCCAGAGCCATATCAATGACCATGTGAATCACACCAAGTTCTTTTAGATTGAAGTCCTTCATTGGTATCTCCTAACACCACATCAGAGGAACGAGAGCGTAGAAGATGTTTAAGAATGTAAATTCATCTTCTATCTTTAACAGTTCTTTAAATACGCCGTTATCTTCTGTACGACCATTCTCACATTTTTCATTGTGAAGAATGTGTGATGCCAAGAACTCACGAAGAACGAGAATGTTTTCTTCTTTAATAAGTTCTCGGACAGTTATTTCATTATCGATTTCATCATCGAGTTTGCCATTGATTGCAAGAATGATTTCGGCGTAATCAGTTCCCATAAATAAAGTGGTCATGCGAGAGCCCCTCTTACTATTGATTGGTGACGTGATGTCGTTGATGAGTATTTGATTGCAGGTACTGACCAACCGAATTTGCCATGCCATGCGATTGGTGTGCCGTATGAGTAGATGATGTAATCCGGTTCATCTAATTCCATTTGCAATACAACGTCGGAAGGTAAACGACCAGTTGCATATTTTGCGTGTTGGAATGTTCCAAGAAAACCAGAGAAGTTACTGGCTGTGAAGTTGATTCGGTTCTGAATGTATTCAGGTGCTTTTTTATTTGTAACAACAGTTGAGTAATACATTTTTATTCTCCTAAATAATTATTAATTTGATGAGTTGCTTCACGAAGATTAGAAGCAAGAATGCGATGATGTTTGTCACCAATATTAATAACGAAGTCATAGCGAGATGCATAACGACCAGAGCCACGAAGAATTCGAACGCCCTTGTAGGTATATGTAGTTCCCCATAGTCCGGTGAACTTATTTAGTCCTTCAATTTTTACTGACATTTATTTCACCTTCACTATCTGTAAGTTGCGAAGAAAGTTGATGTCGTAGTTGTCGCTCTTTGTAGCGAAGTAACGTGTGCCGTCATTGAAGATTAAATCGATGCGTTGCTCGTCAATAGTTCCACGAGCAACGATTTCGTTCTTTGAATTAATGAATGTTTTGGTACGCATGGTATTTCTCCTTTTGGTTGATTGATTGATTAAGCGATGTCGTAGGTGAGGTATTCCTTCTGTGCAATTTCTTGACGTTCTTTTTCTGCAAGAACGTCGTTCCAGAATTCATCAGTTATTTCGATTGCCATTGTTATCTCCTATTCAGGTTTCCATGTTGTCCAGCGAATTGCACCGGCAACGTCTAGTCGGATTTTTACAAGGTCTGGTTTGATTACAACAATTTCTTTAATCGTTCCAGTTTCTTGTGTTTTTGTAGTGGTGTAGATGTCACCGATTTCGTATGTTTTGTTCATTGTGTTTCCTTTCGTTTATGTGTTCACCACATTCACCAGTAAGTAGCAAGGTTCGAAGCCAACGGCTCGAAAATGTAGATACTGGTGAATGCAGAAATCACATAAGCAGAATCACTATGCATTCAATATCAACTTCAATGTGCTATCGAACAGATTGGTTACTGTCTGCACCGAGTAAGTAGCAATGCATAATTCGCAATGTAGTTACTTTGGCATTCCATGATTGATGTTGATTGCATTCCATGAATCTCACTAGCCCCACACTATTCACAATTAATTTCATAATCGTTTCGAAGTAACTTAGTTGTCGTTGAGTGCGTGCATATTGCATTTATTTATCAACGAGAATTAATTGCGCCATTACAGAATCATTTATTTATTCCAGTAACGACCAATAACAATTAAGTCGTGTGTATCTAGTCTCTATGTAATTAAAAGTGCGAATCGCTTTCCGTCACCTGATATCGATTTCCCTAGGGATTCATTATGAATCGAATCAGTTCACCGCTTTTGCGATTTACTTCCTGAGCCTTTTTCACGCTTTCGGTTTATATCTCGAATGCGCCTAGGCGATTCTGATTCGAGACACTCCGCAGGGGGTGTGCTAGGAGAATTGAACCACAGGTGTCGGACATCGTGCGACAGGGGTGTGAATAGGTCGGTGATGCGTGTCCGGCGCACAGGCTCGTTGAGCGTGGGGGCGTTTACGCTCAAATGCCCCTCACAAGCCCTAGAAGCCCGATTAGAGGCGATTACCCCCCATATTGACCCAATGACCCCAGAGGGGGGCTGATAGGGGCTGTAAGGCGCATCTGGCAGGGTGGCGATTTAGTGACGTGGCTCACACATGAGCGTGGGCGATTGAAGTGACCTTGAATAAGTAGTTGAAAGTTCAATTAGTTACATGGTCGTGATGACGTGATGACATGGTGGGAAATTCGGCGCAGGGATTTTTTTTCCAGTAATGATTTAACAGATTCCTAATCAACGACGTATTAAAGAGATAGAGAGAGAGAAACACTTAACACAATTTCTGCCAAGGAAGAGTAAGTGTTATGGAAGGGAGATATCAATGTATCCGATATCAGAATTGGTAAGTGATGAATCAATTACCAATGTAGCAATCTGGTTACAGAACAATGCATCACATAGTGATGATAAGTAACTGTTAACAGATAACAGATGTAATCAGGTGACTATCTAACAACAGGCTAACGAGCCACGATGCCATTGTGCAGTTGTAATCGATAGTTACCTGATTACGTTATTTAATATCAGAAGTGAAATCACTTAGTTACTACCTGATTACAACGTGGGAAGGTGGCTGTCAGTCTGGTTACTCCAACGATTAGCAAGCCATGTGGCGATGTAGTAGCCGAAGCCACGTCACCAAACTGTCACCAAACTATTGAAAATCAATGCTTTTGAGCAGGTGTTAACACCAGCCCACCTGATTGATAGTCAGGTGGTGATGTGAACATGATGCAACTGACCAGTTGACCCCCCACCCTTAAGCACGCGCACGCGTGGGAGCAGCCAGGTTGGAGCCATGATTGAAGGGTTTAGGCCTAGGCAGTAGCCAAAATGAGCCACAATAGGCCACATGCCCATATTCTCAGCCGAACAGTTCAAAGGCATCTATAAGCCTAGTGAATACGGCATGAACTGGGACGAGGTTCCTCGTCACAGGCTCTTCCACATGCGTATGACCCCGGATGCCCTCAACGATATGGAGAACAGCATCAAGGCAGAGGGCATCAAGGTCCCCGTGAAAGTTGACCGCATGGTGGGTAAGGTCGTTGATGGTCACCACAGAGCCGCTATTGCTCTACGCCATGGGCTTGATATCCCAGTGGAATATAAGAAGGCTGACGAATGAGCAACAATGAGTTCGACTCACATGGCTGAATACAACTCTGGAGATGGGCGCTGGCATATCCGTCCCACATCGTTGCCTACATTGAATTTCCATCAATTCAACCCTCATATTAGTTTTAGCGCTGCCGGTCCTTACTCAAACCACGGCCAGAAGGTTCATTACCTCTCTATGCATACTCAAGACCCTTATAGCAATAACGAAGTGAAGATGGGGGAGATTGAGTGGCACAAAGACAGAGGCGAAATTCTTCGAGTACATGTAGATGAGCCATACCGCCGTCTTGGGGTAGCACATACTCTTTTCCACGAAGCAAAGAACATCGCAAGAAACCAAGAATTAACCGAGCCAATTCACTCATCAGATAGAAGTACTATGGGAAATAAGTGGGCTAAGGCTGTCGGTGGCGTACTACCGAAGAGGATGAAGAGGATATAACCATATGAGCAAGAAGAAGGGTGTGCCAAAGCCACTAGCCTTTGCCAACCTCTCACCGAAGCAATTCCTGCCCAAGATATTTCATGGCTCCCACTCTCTCTTAAAGTCTGGTGACATGGTTCTTCCGGCAAAGTCCAACCCTAAATTTACAGATATAGCCAGAGGTGGCGGCGATATGGCGTGGGCAACCACCGATGCTAAAGAGGCAGCCTCCTATGGTCCTCATGTCTATGAAGTCAAGCATATGGAAGACCCAAAGAAGACAACAAACAACCCCTTCCCAGAAGAACCAATGGAAGGTTCAGAGGTATTTGGTAGTAAACAAGGTTTTCGTGTCGTTAAAAAAGTAAAGCGTTAGATTTCTTTCTCAGTAACGGCCGTGATAGCGTGCCGCCCATGTCGCCACGAGCAGATTTAGATACTGAAGAGGGTCGTCAAAAGGCTAGGGAAGACTCAAAACGCCATTATCAGCGTAATAAACCCGCCTACATAGCCAGAAACA